TGGATCAACTCCCTGAATCGTAAATCCTAACCCAGAGTTAAAATTAAATAATAAAGGCATATTAAGTTCAGTCAATGCTCCGCCTGAATCCTTGTCTTTAATCTTCTCCGTTGAAATCATTGTTTCATATTTCATAGATTCGTGCTTAATTAGTCTGTGAATAACAATCATGTCATCGCACCGATTCAGGAAACTCTTACCTCCTTCAACGTGATCCTTTAATGGTGGTTTTAAATGGCCTTTCCACTCATGGTTTTCAGGGTAAAGATTTCCGCTTCTTCCTGACTCTGTATTTGGATGCGTTGATACATAAATTGTTTTTCCTGTGATGTTGCAAAACTGTCGGCATATATTTAGAAATCTATAATTCCCTTCGTAGTTCATTGCTCTGTCTAATCCTGTAAATGGATCAATAATGCAGGCATCGCAGTCAACATCTTTAAATATTTCTAACAATTGTTCAGGCTTATAAAGTTTCCGATTATCTACAAATGTAAAGAATTGCTCTAAATATGCAGAAGCGGATCTTATTTCATTCAAGGATAATTCTTTAAAACTTCTCCCTTTATACATTTGGATCATATCCCTTAATAATTGACCTGTTGAATTTTCCCCTGACCAAACGCAGAACTTTAATCCATGCTTTAATGCAAGAACAAGCATATACCACTCAAACCAGTAAGTCTTCCCAACATTGTCATGTCCTAAAATTATGTTTAACTGCTTTCTTTTAAATCTGAAATAATCATCTAATGCACACTCTGTTTCTAATCCTAACTTAATCTTACCTTCTTTGTATGCCTGAAGATAAGATATTGCGCTTCCTTTATTTATTAACATTCATTTGGCTTTTAACATAATTAACTAAAGGATCATTATTTGTCTTAATTGAATAATCTCTTTTTAACCAATTCTTTGCAGTCAAATATAAAGATTTATACTTGTTATTTTTTTTATAGTTTTCGATGGAATCCAGAACCTCATCAATATTTTCTTTTTTATATTCTTCCAAAAGTTTTAAATATTCATTTTGTGAGATTGAAAGATGATTAAATTCCCTATATATATCTTTAGATACATTAACATTAACATTAACAGTATCATTAACAGCTAAGTTTGCTATCTTTTGCTTAGCATTGCTACTTTTTGCTAACCCTCCTTTTCTTCCTGCTTCTGCTCTGACGTTCTTTTTATTCTTCCATACCCTTAAATCCCTCTTTAGCTGCTGTTTAATGGGTTCAAATGCAACCTTTAATACTATGTCATCAGTCAGGGGATTTTCATCGTTTACATAAGCTAAAATTAGCTTAAACAATTCTCCTGCTTTTTGATTATTAAGATGCTGCACTGTGGAATGAATGTCAGCATATAAGATAAATGATTTTTTGTTCTCCATGTTTCTGTTTATTTTATTTAATTAAATTATGTATTTTTTTGTAGCTAACTCCAGTCAGGGACTTGAATAGCATTTTTAAAATGTTCCTGCATTTTTTAGGATCATCCAAAGATAATGCTTCGTGAATATCTAAAACAAGCGGATCTTCAAAAATATTGTCAAGTTTCAATTCATTCGCTATTTTGATAACTGCAAATTCAAAGCCTTTATTATTTGTATCCATCATGTGCCGATAAACTTTCAATCCATTCATAACTGTTGCATGATTTCTTTTAAATAGTCTTCCTATTTCCTGCAATGTCATTCCTTTGGAATACAAATAGTGATATAAATATGCTCTTTGATATATTTTCATTGCTTTCCTGTCCTGCTTCAGCAGTTCATGTTTATGTATAAGATCTAAAACCTTATTAAAATAATCTTCTTCTATAAGTAATTTCATTTATTTTTTTTAAGTATTATTATTTATTTGTTTAAATTCTAATCAAATAATTGTCTGGAATATAAACGTAATGTATTCTTTTGCAAAATGAAAAAATTGCTTTTAAATATTATTACTTTATATCAGGATCATCAGATGGAAATGATTTATTTTCATCCATTGATTTCTTACTTGATTTATATTATTAAAACCCAATATTTTAAAGTTTGAATTTTTCAATTATTTTCTCCAAACATTTCACAACAATTGAATTTCCTGCTTGTTTGTAGGCTTGACTATCTGAAACAGGCCATGTAAAAGAATCAGGAAAATCCATAAGCCTAAAGCATTCTCTGGGCGTTAATCTTCTAACTGTTCCAGAATAATTAGTATAAGGAGATGATGCACTTAAACTTTCCGCATTGTTCATTGATGCATCTAAACAAGGTGAATTTCCATCTTCTCTAATTCTTAAACCTTCATCATATCTATAGTCTGCAATCCATGTTGCCTGATTACATGCAGTATCTAAAGTTTGCGCTACTTCCTTTCCAACTCTTCCTCTTCTTGTTTCTGAATTAGGAACGCTTAAATTAATAGAATCTCCTTCTTTTGCAAGTTCATATCCTTTTTTTGTTGCAGATTTAACTTTTATGTATTTGTCTGTTTTTAAAAATTCTTTTATTATTTTATGAGATAAGAAATATTTTTCATCTGCTTCATCCTGAAGAACATCTTTTAACTTTTTTGTTAAAGGTTCATCTTTTGGAAATTGGAAAACATTATCTTGATCATCCCTAATTCCTATAATAAAAATCCTTTCTCTGTTTTGCGGAACATTCAATTTTTTTGAATTAAGAACTTTATAATATAGATGATAAGGAACTGCATTTTCATCAGGGAATAAAACAGGCAATCCATTTATGGATTTTCCTCCTAAATAATTAATCCACTCCTGAAAAGTTCTACCTTCATCATTAGATAATAATCCTTTAACATTCTCAAAAATAAAATATCTTGGTTTATTTTTTTGTATAAATTCATGACTATTAAAAAATAAAATTCCTCTTTTATCTTCTTTACCTAATCTTTTTCCTGCCATAGAAAAAGCCTGACAAGGAGGAGAAGTCATATAAATGTCAAGACTCTGCTCTGGAATTTCTCTATCATAAACATCCGCAGGATAATAATCAGGTTCTCCATAATTTTCTATATACGTTTGCCTTGCATACTTATCCATATCGCATGAGAAAATAGTTTTATATTTAATCCCTAATCTAATCAAAGCCTGATCAAATGCTCCAACTCCAGAGAAGTCACTTCCTACTTTAATCATATTGAAATCTTTTTAAATATAAATCTAAATTAAAGTTGTCCCAATGCTTTGCGATTTCTATTAATTTATTAATTTGATTCTGCTCTGATTTAGTCATCAAAATATTTCCTTTTGATTCTTTCATCTGCTTGAATCTTTCTTTTCCTAAAATGTGCATTCTGATTTTTTCTTCTTTTCTCATAATTCTAATGTTAATTGATTGTTTTCTTTTTTTAAGTTAATTAAATGATTTTCTATTAAATCCTTGATTATAATGGGTAGATCTAAATTAAGGCCGTTCTTGATCCATTGGTTAATCTTTTCCCTTTCCCTGAACTTCTGATTCTGCTCAATCTCATTTATATCCGTGCAGACTTTGAATCTTGAATAATGTTTTTTATTAACGATAACCTTTCCAGTGATCTTAATTAATCCCTGATCCATAAGATTAGAAATTGCTGAAGTGATTGTTTGATGACTTATATTTGTGGTCATTCTTAATTCATGCAATGTGATTCCCTGATTCAAATATATTTTATTTAATATCTGATCATTCTTTGACTTCATAAAGCCTGAAGCTAAATTGTCTAAATATTGATTTATTTTCTGTGATTTCATAATTATAAATTTAAGTGATGTCGCTAAAATAACCTTTTGCGCATTCTTCGCTGCAAAAATCCCCATCCTCTGCTAACATTTCGTGATTGCAATAATCGCATGTTTTGATTTCTTCTTCTTCTAATTCCATTTTAAATTGCTTTTAGGATTTTCTCAATTCTTTCTAACTGTTCAATTGCTGTATAAATAAGCGATGAATACGCTCCTGATTGTATCGCAGTCTTTTCAAAGATATCAACCTTTAAAGTTTTCTCCTGAATTCCTGCTTTCTCTTTCTTTAGATAGTTTCCCCAAAAGTTTGCCTGATGGATTGCATACTCAATACTTAAATCTGTATGCGATTTTTTTGTTTCTTTTTTCATGTTCTGTTTCTGATTGTTAATAATTATGTGATAAAAGTAATATTTATTGACAATAAAACAAACTTTTTAACAAAAAAAATTATAGAAATAAAAAAACCCTGACCAAAAGATCAGGGAATTTAACACTTAATTAATCGTTATCAGCCTTTTAGGCTTTATGCTTTATAAATATACTAAATAATTGGAAACTGACAAGAATCTACATGAGCAATTGTCTTTTTTATTTTATTTATTTTCTTTCTTGAGATATTAATATTTAAAATTCTACCACCTAAAATCTTCACTGGCGCTCCACGTTCAATATGCCAACCTCCGTATCCATCAACATACTCGTCTTTATAAGTTCCTGTGATCATTGAATGGATATAACTATGCCTTACTTCAGGAACATTTCCTTCTGTATGCAAAACTTCTTTAGCATCAGTTCTTGAAGCATTCTCATGAATATGGCCCATTGTAAAGATGTCTGCTTGATACATTGTTAATGCTCTTGTTAAATTAATAGCACCTTTGGTTACTGCACCACCACCACCTGATCCGTGAAAATACTTCATCCGGATACTTTTCTTTACATTTTGATTATTATAAGTAAACCAAACCCATCCACCGTATCCTCCTGCAATTATATTTGAATCACATTTATAATTTAGAAGATCAACAAAACGTGAAATCATATCTGTTTCCTGATGACGAATTATTGAAGTCTCATGATTTCCATACCCAATTAATTTAATTACATGAGCATAAGGCGTAAACCATTCAACCGCAGTTTTAACAATGGAATCAAAATAGTTATTAAAAGAATGTTCAGGGCGAACATCTGATTTGTTTCCTCTTCGATCGCCTTTCCCCTGCATAAGACAAAAAACATCACCGTTCAAAAAAACAGGAATGTCATGCTCAACGCAGTAATCAAGATGCGCTTTTAAAAGATCTCTGTTGCATTTAGGATTATCCCAATGCAAGTCAGAAAGAACCGCCATTTTAAAGTCAGGTTTATCAAAAGTTACTCTTGTTATATTCCTGCTTACTCTTTCGAACTCAATCATTTCTTTGCTGCTCTTTCTGCTCTTCTTTTCGCTCTTCTGGCTTTGCCATTTAAACACCAAGCAACAAATTTACCTAAAAGATTATATTTGCTTTTAACATCAATTGTCGTTCCATGTTCATCTTTCTTAATTTCAAAATCAAGAACATCGCTTTCAGTATCAAATTTAAAGATCGAGATATTTCCGTCTTTGGTATAAGTTACATCCACTTTGTCTGTGTCTATCTCAAGGTAAGTTTTTCCCTTTGCCTTATCCCTGACAAATTTAACGTCAAAATTCTTCGTATCGATATTTATATCTAACGGTTTTTTTGCATTTTTCATTTTATACATATTTATTTATTTAAAATTCTTTTATCAAACATAAACTGAAATATTTCTGTTTGCTCATTCTGAACAGCCTGATTAAACTCTCATACTTTGGATTATTATTGCAAACCAAACAACCTGCTGACCATCCGTTTATTTCATTCCTTTCTAATAATGATCCTCTGTTATAAGTTGATCCATGAAAATTTGTATAAATAACTCCAGAATAAACTTCTCCAATTTCTTCAGCCTTATCATTCATATTTCCATCCCTAAAGTATTTAATAGGCTTTGAAGATCTTTGCCTTAATGCAGGCATTTTACCCCTATGTAATCCATACTTATAAATATCGTAATACCACTCATCTGCTTTTACAATCGCTGCTCCTTTCTTATTGTATTTTTTGAACCCTCCTTTTAGAATTGATTTTCCTGCATTAGTTGTTCCTGTCGTGACTGTAATAAACTTTTCTCCTTTATAGATGTAAAACTTATCATCGAATTTGTTCGGTTGATCTGCTTTGCTTCTAACTGCTAAAATCCAATACCCTGATGGATACTTTTTAAATGATCCTAATTCCTTTACTTTATCTAATAATTCCTTATCCGTATATTTTCTTACCATTGATGCTTCCTAATCCTTTTTAGTTTAGTGTTTTCTATTTTTAAAACTCTATTTTCCATTTTCAAGTCTTCAATAAGACTGTCATTTACATGGCGCAATGAATCAATACAAATCTCTGCTTCTTTTTCAACTTTATAGTTTTTCTTTTTTATCTCGTATGTTTTATGCGGTTCAAAGAATGTTCCTAAAAAACCAAGTATTGCCGCTATGATTATGTATTTATTATCCATTTTAAAAAGTTTATTTATCCTCAAGGATTTGTTTTCTTTTATTCTCAAAGATTAGATCCTGAAGAAGTTGCTTATCTCTTTTTCTTTCATCATCGCAATCCTTGATCCTTTCTTGTTGCGTTAAAATCTCTGTTTCCTTTGAATCTAATAAATATTTTCCTAACCATGCAAGACCAATAATAGAAAGAAATAAAATCACGCTAAATGGCGATTTTAAGAACTGATTGAATCCTAAACTAAAAATCTTCTCTTTCATCCTCTTCTCTTTTAAATCCTGCAAATAATTGCAATAATGTATAACTTATCAATAAAATTCCTCCAAACAATTTAAAACAATCGCATTTAGTTATCAGGGCAATTCCTGTGAAGATGCTAAAAAGCAAAACCATAGCACCCAAAAAACGAATGTGATTATTCTCCACCTTCTTCTTCTATTGGTTCGTTCCATTCATCCGTAGCCATTAATTCAAGCGCTTGTTCGTGGTTTAAGCATTCTATTGGAATAATAGTTTCATCGTGTATAAAGTTCGGTTCTACATTCCATTTTAAAACAAACTTTGTAAGATCCAAACTTTTGCGAATTGTATTCGCAGATGTTTCGCCTACTTGCCCAAAGTCAACCTTTGGTAAATCGTCAATGCTAATTATAGCATAAGTTAAATTATTTTTATTCATTTTTTAATTATTAAGGTTTATCTGTTGAATATGTTGCACCGTTGGTTATTGTTCCGTTATTGCCACCACTTCCACTATCTGTTGCAGTAGTTCCACTTCCTTCTTCAAATCGCCACCAAGCTAAAGGAGAATAACTTGTAAGCGATGCAGGTTCTCCACCATTGTAGATAGCAGTTACATCGCTTGCAGATAGTTCTGAATTGAAAACTGCTACCTCGTCAATCTTACCACTAAAAGTATTACCACCATTTCTTGCTCCTATTTGAAAAGGGTTTGAGTTTACTGTTGTAGCAGATAGCGTTCCAGTTACTGCTCCAGTATCATCTGAACCATCTAAATATATTTTTACTCCACTTGTTGCGCTTGAGCCATCATAAGTTAAAACAGTATGATGCCAATTTGTGTCTGTTATTGCAGTTGTTCCGTCAACAATAAATCTTTGAGTATGTATGTTTGAACTTCGTAAAACAAATGTAATTAAATTATCGTCATTAGGTAATAGAAGAAAATAACCTCTGTAATTACCACTACTTTCTGATTTGTCAACTAAAAACTCACTAACTCCAGTTCTTGTTCTTTTAAACCATAAAGAAATACTAAAAGCATCAGTTCTTTCAAAGTCTAAAACATCGCCCATATCAACATAGTCATCTGTTCCATCAAAGTTTAAGGAAAATTTATTAAATGTCGGAGGAACATCTGCAACAATATCTCCTGAAACCATATTTGTCATCGTTCCGTTATTGCCACCACTTCCGTTATCCGTCAGAGTTGGGAATGTATCTCCATCCCCCATTCTCCACCAAGAAATTGGGTTTAAACTACTTAAATCTACTGCACCACTTGCTGAATATATAGAGCCAATGTTTGCGCTTTGGTCACTATTCCAAACGGCTACTTCGTCAAGATTACCACTTATGAATTTACCACTTCTTATTGCTCCAATAGCTGCTGTTCCGTTTAAATATGCTACATTGCTACCAGTTCCACTTGTTGTTAAAGTTTGAGAAACTCCATTAACATATATTTTCCAAGTGCTTTTGTTAGCTGATGGCATAACATACATTACGTGCGTCCAAGTATTTAGCGCTAAAACTGTGGTTGTTGTTTCTGCTGAACTTCTATTATTAGGAGAAGAAGCACCTCCGTCACCTTTTTGCATTGCAAATTTACCAGTCGACTTAACATTAAATTCTAAACCATAAAGATTCGTTTGCCCAACGCCATCATTTGCGAAAAACCCTTGCGTTGAAGAACTATCTTGTTTTACCCATAGTGAAACTGTAAAACCACTTGCATTCAATTCTGCTTCTGTTGGTCTTAAATTTGTTGTACTTGAAAGCACTACATTGTCATCTACACCATCAAAGTCAACCGATTTCGTGTTAGAAAAACTTGGCGCTGGTGGCGTTGCAACTTCTAAAAGAGTATCGCCACTTGCACTTGTTTCGTAAATTTTACCCCAATTATTTGTTGCGTTGTCTTTTCCTTTTCCCCACTCAATCGTGTTGTTTTCTACACCTTGTCCCCATCCATTCGTTACTGCCATTTTAAATTTTTTAAGTTGTTATATCGCCGTGTAAATACCATTCATCAGTTGCTCTTTTTATTAGAGTTGCGATTCCATACTGCGCTGCAACTTTAGTTTTACCTCCGCTTGAATTTAATGTTACGCCAACTAATGCGGCTACTCTTAACTGACCCGCTCCCAACTGTGCCAAAGCAATCTCTGTTCCAATAGGAAACGCTACGCTGCTATTTGTAGGAATAGAAAATGTTTTTGTTCCTGTATGATTTAATTCAACAAGTTTATGAGCATCAGCTAAAACAAAAGTATAATTATCTGTTCTTGTATTTATCGAATAATCAATTATTTCTGCTCCTGTTACATACTTGGAATTATAACCTCCTGCTCCATCTGATTCGCTAATTAGAACTAAATCAGAAGCAACTAAGTCACTTCCTTTCGCTGTTAACTCTGATATCTTTACTTCTGCCATTTTGTTTCAAATATTTCTTTAACTTAATAATGTTCTTAACCTTTGGATTTCTTGTAATAATTTTTTTCATATATACCAATTGCTGTTATTTACATCTGAAGATGGATACATATCACCTGAACTGTTCGAATTGTATTCAGGAAAAAGATTCGAATTATTGCAAATGTAATCCACAAATCTTTGCGCATAATGTTCTGCGATCTTATTCTCTGATGCAACTAATTCATTAATCTCTTCCATTGTTGCCGATACGCTGTTCTCTGCCTGATGTTTATAAACTCCTTTATTCGATATACTAAAGGCTGCAAAATTTAAATACTCCATCATTGCGAAATGGATCAACATGGGCTTTACATATTTTGTCAATAAAGTCAAATAATTTCCTGCCAAAGATCCTGCAATTATATCCGCTTGAATCTTCTCTAATAAATCCGTTCCGAGATAGTTCTGGATGTGAGTATCCTGTGCAACCTTTATCCATTGTATAAATTTATCTGTATCCACCGAACCGTTCATGGATGTGAATTTGACAATGTCTGATCTTGATATTAATAACGCTTCTGCCATTTCTTTCTATTTTTTGTAATTTGGATGATGACCGTTGTTAGGCATGTTTATCGGCGCTTTCTTTGAGTCTTTCTTCCCTGATGGATTTACGGAATAAGGAACAGAATTTACTTCTTCTGAACTGCTTAATGATTTATCTTTGTAATAATCTCCATCCGTTTTTTTCTTTAATCGATAAAGATTCTCCTTCCATACATGATAACAGTTAACTCCGCCCTTAAATCGAAACAAACTATAATTCTGACCTTTATGTCCGAATGAATTATTTACTCCCTGAAATGAAGCCATATCAATGTCCTCTTTACGATATCTCACTCCTCTTGCATTCCTTGCTTCCATCTTTTGACAGAAGTCTCTGCTTTTGCTTGACTTTGCTGCTTTTGCTATACGCTCATAAGAATAACGAACTTTATAAATATCCTTATCTAATGAAGACTTTCTGTTAGGATAACTTTTTATAATATCCGCTAATTTAGTCAGGGCTGATTTTTTAGGCTTGATCAATCTGTTTGCCCATTCTTCAATGCTTTCATTTTCTTCATCTATATCTCTGGATTCAACTAACTCCCACTCTTCTTCATCAATGATTTCTCCTTCTAAATTCTTTAAAACATGATCTTTCTGATCATCCGTTAAAACTTCCTGATGACTTAAATGACAACATCCTTCTTCTTTTAGATTAACTCCTTCCTTCTCTTTTAATTCCTCCTCTGCAACTTTATCTAAATCTTTAAAATCTAAAGGCTGTAATGTTCTAAAATATAATCTTAATGAAACTCCGTTATAAGCTAAAATACTGTCTATTGCGTCAAGGATTGCGTTCTGAATTGGTTTAATTACCATGTTATCAAAAAGAATAGACGAATCTTTTAATTCGTCGGCATTTGAAGAGAATCCATTCTTTGATGCTATACCAAAAAGTAACGGTGACGTTACGTTGTGCGAAACCATGATCTTCCTCATGCATTCATCGGCCAAGTATTGATAATGTTCAGGAGCGTTATTAAGTTGAATATCGTCGACTGTGGTCTTACTTGTTTCATCACTATTGAAAGAAACGATTACCTTCTGGCCGGTGCTTCCTGTTAACTTATTCATCACTTTAGAACTGATAATTCTCTGTTGTTCCTCCGTTGGTATTCCATTGTTAAAATTCACGACTTTAGTACTTGAGAAGGAATTCTGAACATCGTTAATCAAGTAATCGCTGATCTCCTGCTCTAATGTTGCGTAAGATAAACCTCCAACATAATCTACGCATGAATAGTATTTCATGCTTGGCGTATAATTTTTAAAGCAAAGGATTTCAATTGATTCTTTTGATGATCCGAAAGATGGAATTCTTTTAGGTGGATATTTTTTTGTATCCTCCCAATTATCAGAATAATAATATGCTTCGATTTTACCCTCTTCATTACACTTCTCTGGAGCAATTAATTGAATCGGAATGTGCATCGCCTTAATAATCTTTTTATGATCTTTAGAGTAATGAATTTGAAAGGCTGCCTGACCAAGCATTTTGTAATCTAAAATTACCTTTTTTAAATCATCCTTATCAAAAAGCATTAAAGCCTGTGCGTATTCATTAGGCCTATTTTTTGCATCTAATGCTGACAATCCTTTTCCGTAAACTAATCTGCAAATATTGTTTATTATTGCATTGTTCGTTGTTGAATTTTTATAATTGTCAATTAGAAAATCAAAATATGAATTATCTTCTCCATAAAGAACCCAATCTCTTTTAGTTGATTCGACTACTTCTGGCGCTTCATACGCTGCTAAATTTATTATGTGAGTATTATTATTCATAGATTATAAATTCATTTGTTGAAGAGTTCGAATTATAAACTCCATTATTGACTGAATAGTTTGAAAGATCAGTTTGATTCGTTACAAAAACTCGATCCCTGAAAACAATATCAGTTCCATTCTTTACTAATAATCGATAAAATCTATTTTCAACTAAATCAAAAGCAGGAGACGCAGTATGAAATGTTGCTGTGATTGTTTCGTAATAATCATTAGATGCAGTTGAATCGATTGTTATCTGCGTTGTTTTATTCTCTGACTCATCCTTTAAAAATAAGCCATCATAAGTTTTAGATCTTGGAATGAACTTAAAAGATTGAGGATTAGTATCGACTTTTAATATTATCATATTATTATAACGTAAATTTACAAAATTGTTGGAATAAAAAAAGGGAAATCGAATGACTTCCCTTCTTTAGTTATATGAAAATATAAGATAAAGGAATCTTTTAAGAAGAAGTAATTACAACTGATCCTCCCATTAAAGTCTTTAATTCTGCTTCTGTTGTGCAGTTTATAAAGTTAGCAGGTAGTTCTTCCATACCAGTAAAGGTTAACGAGTATCCGTTAAAATCTCCAAGTGCAGAACCACTTGAAATTGTTCCCGCAGAAACATCGCAACCCTGATCTAATCCCATTAGAAACCATTGATCTCCACGTGCGTGAATTATTATACGTGGTCTTCCATAAGAAATCAATTTTACATTCTTTGTGGATTTAACATCTTGGCGCTTTAATTGAACAGCTAACGTCTGTTCAAAAAACGTCGTACCATTTTCACGTGAACTGTTAATTGCTTGTTCAAACGAGTTATTACCCTTCAATTCGAATTTATACAGGCTTGTTGTTCCTCCTGTTATAGCGGTAATCTGATCTGTGTTATCTCCTGTTCCATAAGTTACAACAGAAGGCACATCCAAATCTCCGTAGTTAATCATGTAGATAGCGTGTAAACCACTTACAGCGTCTTTACACTGCTCGGTTCTTCCACCAATTATATCACAACTCATTGATTTAAGTTTTAAAAGTTAAAAAGGGAGGAGACTTTCCCCTCCCTAAATATTATTATGCGTAGATAACTACGTCAGAGTTAATTCCCATTGCAACCGCTGCTGTAAAACGCATGATTACACGCACGTTCTGACTTCCATCGAGGTTACTCATGTCAAGAACCTTTACTTCGTTATTGTCATTTAACAGACCTGTACCGAAAAACAAGTTAGATTTTTGCGCTGCCATCATTGAAGAAGCAGGGGTGTCCCTTTGTTATCAACACCATTTGCTCCGATTGTTGCAGTAAAACCACCTAATGCTCTGATGTAATTTCTTGCTACGTTTGGTGCAACATAGATATGAACATCTTCTTTCCCATACACGGCTGTTGGTATTGCATCTACCACCTTACCCATCTCATCGATTACGTTTCCTGCTGTAGAACCTGTACCGGTAACGCTTACGCATCCTGATCCACCTGCTGTTGCAAGATAATAGAATCCATCAAATTCTCCTGCTGTACCCGTTTGGCCACTCCAGATATTTGATTCTATTTTTGAAGCAACTTTTTCTGCTGTATAAGCGATAACAAAATCTTCGAAAGATTTAGGAAGATTGTCATGAGCAGAGAATCCCATCTCAGCCGCTTGCCATGAAGCATGTAGATCTTTTTTGCACAATTGCACGTTAACTTGAAACTCTTCAGGTGTAATTACCTTTTCAGTTAAAGTTAATGTCCCTGATGCAGAGAAGTCACATGTTGCATCTGCAACGATGTCATTATAAGAAGCCACTTGTAAAACTGATTTATGCTTTACGTTAGGCATTACTGTGATTAGACCTTTGTCTAATGTTGATGCACTTAAAAGTGCTGCGGAAATGTATTTACCTGCGAACTCGCCTGCATACGTTGTTCCTGTTGTTACTGGATTTGCCATTATTTAAAATTTATGATTTAAAATTTATTTACTTAATCTTTTCATTACTCTGTCAAGAGTAGTTTCATTTCTATTTGCTGAAAATCTGAATCCTTCAGTTTCTTTTTTGTTTTCAGGATTGTGAACTATTGGAGTAACTTCTTCTTCAACTGATAATTCAACCTCTTTAGTTTCTTCAGTTTTTTCTTCCGTTAATTCCTCTTTAGTCTCTTCAGTTTTTTCAACTGCTTTCAATTTGATATCTTCAAGTTCTTTCTTTAAAGATTCGTTTTCTTCTTTTAGTTTTTCGATTTCTGAAAAGAAAGATTCTTTTGAAATTGTTTCAACTATCTTTTTAGGAGATGCTGTTTCTTTTTCCATGTACTCCTCTTCTTCTTTCGCCTCTTCTTCAACAACTTCTTCTTCTTTCTCTTCTTCTTTCGCTTCTCCTTCTTTGATCTCAAAGATCACTCCTTCTTCTTTAACTACTAACAATCTTCCATCTTCTAACTCATAATCTCCTTCAGGAAGAGGAACTTTTCCGTCTTCTGTAATTATTACAATAGAATCCTCTGCTTTGAAAGATTCGCTTTCTACAATTGTTAATCCATCGACTAACTTCATTTGAGCAAGTTTCACTTCCTCTGCTTCAACTCCTAAAAGAGTTTTTATTTTGCTTAAAATTTCGGTTGTATTCATTTTTATTTCCTTTTTTTATAAAACGTATTATTTTTAATCTGTTGGATTTTCTCTAAATTTTACCCACTCCTTGCGCATAAATTGTTCCATCGCAACAGTCAGGATGATAAGTATTGTCATCGCATAAGCATCCTCGTGTTCCTCCTTTTGGAGAAGTTTTACTTTGCGTTTCGCTTTTTCTTTTTCTTCCTTTTTTTCTTATAATTTTTTTCATAATCTAAAATTAAATCTTTTAATTCATTGATGATCTGCTGATCTCTTTCTTTTTTAACTGCTTCTAATTTTCCGATCTCTTTCAATTTGCTTTCTGACCATCTCAATGCAGCTAAACCACCCCATAATAAATAAGATATATTACCACAGTCGTTTGTATCAGCATCATCATAATAAGTTTTTGCTCTGCTTAAATAGGAATACATTCTTGAAATTGTTTCCTCACTTATTGCTTCTCCATTAGCTAATTGTTGCGCTCTAACTTTTCCTGTTTGCGTTGCGCATTTATTGTTGTTCTTTTCGTTTAATTCAATTCCTCTTTTAGCATTATTTTTTACTGCATCAGGATAGTCAGAAAAAGATTCCAATTCTTGTCTACTTGCTTCTAATTTTTCAGAAAAGAATCCTTCAATACTAAATCCTTTAACCTCCCCTGATTTAACTTTTTCCCACATTACTGGATTATCCACTTTCATGCTAATCATCCAACTACCAACGGGAGCATTAAATTCATATAAAGCAGATTTGTCCATTTTAGCATCCTCGACGATCCATGACTCAACGATTGTCATACCGTCAATTTTAGAAGCATGTTCTAATGTTGCGTTTTTTTGATTCGATTTTTTTAGGAATAATTCAGATACTTTTCTAATTGTTTTCTTACTAAAATAGATATAGTACTCTTCATTCGTCTTTTCATTACGTCTATAAATCTGTTTGTTGGGAATTAGTGCCATTCCCATAAGGATTTTTTTCTCTTCATCAATAGTTTTCAATTCTACTTGATGCTTATTCAATGCAATGAAGTCACTTTCAATTGCAGGATTTTCCACGATGGACACAGCGTCAACTCCTGCATTCTCATCTTCTTCATTTAATATTAATTCGACTATCTTCATAATATATGAACGTTATTTATTTAAATTGTTGCGTTTTCAATCTTATTCCTATCTAATGACTGCGCTGTTGTTATATCGCCAGAAACAACATAAGCCTGTGTTGGCTGCATCTGCAAACCTGCCAACTGTGAAATCCCTGAATCTCCAACCACGTTAAATGATGGCGCTGATGTTGACCCTGAACCTGACGATCCACTTGGCGCTTGAACTTGCCCTGATCCTGATCCTCCACCTGATGACTGAAATTTTTGCTTTGCTATTGTAGCAATTTGCGCTGCACCTGCAACTGCAACAACGGCTGCATTCGCAACTCTCAAAGATTGCGTTGGAGTAAAATCAGTTGTTTGAGCAAAGGCTTTCATTATACCCTCCGCTGTGCTGATTACAGCCTGCGCAATACCAACGGCTTTATTTACATTGAATGCTCTTTTAGCGCTTTTCTCATTATCGCCTGCTAATGAATTAACAAGATCTCCAATTGCTCCAAGACCTGCGTGTGCAATTTGTAATCTTGCTGCCATTGCTTCTTTGTCGATTTTTATTTGATCTTTTGCATTTTTTTTACTCATTGTAAGTAATGCTCCATACATAACGGCATAAATGTCTTTAGTTTTATTCGCTTTTGTTTTTTCAATATTTAAATCAGCATCAAGAGTTTCTAATCTTTTTAAAACTTCTTGTTCTCTAAACTTGTCATCTATATCTTTAAGATCTTTTTTTAGCTTGTCTTGTGCTACTTTTTGAAATTGGATAAACTGTAAAAAATTAATTTCCCGTTCTCTT